GGTACGTATAGACATCTTCCCCCATCTGACCAGTCGGGTGGCTGATGGCCCGAGTGGTCCGACCATAGACCGTCTGTACCTTGACGAAGGGATTCAAATTATCCACCGCCATGGCGAACTCACTGCCCTGATTCTTCGTCATCGTCGGTACAACGAACGATACGCCTACACTAACCATAATAATAACTGCCAACAACCCGATAATCCCTTTTTTCTTCATAACCCCTATTCCCCCCTAATTAATTATTTTATTTATCGTATCGGAGCAAAGCTCTCATGGCTACCCTAACTAAGGTTTCTTAATCGTTTTAAGTGATTACTAATCAAATTTGGGGTTCCTTAAACATTAAGAAAGTTATTTTAACAATACTTCAGTAATTATCGCGCTTGGTGTGCTAATCTATTAGAATAGGAAGTAGTTATTAATCATGGGGGGATTATCATGCACATCCGGGGTAGCATTTATATCCTATGTCTTGGCGCCGTTCTCGGCCTACTAGCAGGCTGTCAGGCGGCCTCACCGACACCTAAGCAAGCTAGCAGTCAATCATCCAAGGCCAGCGTTAAAAGCGTGCATAGCTCGGCTAAGCGCCAATCACATGCACGGCCGTATCAAGGTTGGCACTCCGTCAAAGTCGTTCACTTGCCAATCTTGATGTACCACAGTATTTCTAGTGGGAACCAGTTACGCGTTCCCGCCAAGGAGTTTCAAACTGAAATGGCCTATCTAAAGACACACGGCTACCGAACCTTGACCGCCAATGAGGCCGTTTATGCGCTCAAGAATCGGCGGATTCCACAAAAAAAAATCGTCTGGATCACACTCGACGATAGTTACAAAGACAACATGACGGCAGCGTGGCCAATCTTGAAACAGACACACCAACACGCCACTATTAATTTCATTACCGGCTTTACTCATAAAAAGAATCACTTAACGTTGGCTGATGCTAAGCGGATGCAAGCGTCCGGCAATATCGATTTTCAGAGTCACACCGTTCGCCATCTGGATTTAAATAATTTAACTTACCAGGTCCAACTTACGGAATTATCAAGTTCCAAAAAATGGCTCGATCATAATTTACAGCAAAATACGCAAGTCATCTGTTATCCAGCTGGCCGTGCTAACCAGCAGACCATTCGAGCGGATAAGCAGGCCGGCTACCAGTACGCCCTATCCACGGCTCCTGGTATCGCCACCAGCACGCAAAGTCCGTACAACCTCACCCGACAACGGGTCGTCCCTGGAATGTCGCTAACGGCCTTTCAGGCACTGTTAACGACTAACAATTAATTCAGTCGCACATACGGGAAACTTGAGCCAAAGTGTCTCTTCATAAGTGGTAAAAAGTGCGGTTGCGATAACAACCATCGAAACATCTGATTTACGCTTCAGCTTTGCCATAACCGTAAAATAAAGCGTCAGAATGCTGATATAATCGCATTCTGACGCTTTATTTTGATCTGTCGACGTCGACTTATCACCCGCACGGTAGTTATACCATCATAGGTAGCACGTAACAAACCATTGGTATTAGGCCCTTTGCGAAAAAGAGAGATATTTTATTTACAAATCGTGGAAGAGCACAAATTAATTTAATATTGGTCCTTTTTTTGATGTTTTGCTTTCTCCACTATTATATACCAACTTATTATCTTAAACACACAAAAAAAGTCCCACACCAGCCAATTAAGGCTAGTGCGGGATTTTATAAATGACTTTACATTTTTTACTAAAGGGCAAAGTGTTAACATTGCATCTGTTTGCTTCGTTTTTCCAGTTTTACCATCTTAGGTTTTCGTTTATAAACAGCTGACTACTGCTTCTCTTGCTGTAACCCATCCGTTTCTGCCCTTAATTTCGGCATAATAGGATATGTGTTTGTCTCTAGTGAAAACACTCCAGTATACAATTGTAACTTAGATACAATTATTGGGAGCAATTCATCTAGTAGCTTTCGTACTTTTTCCAAAGTATCTTTATCAGCATTTTTAGATGCCGTTGCATCTGCATACTCTTTCGGTACCTGAAAAACACCATATAAAACAGCAGAAGACTTAAAGTTTTTTGTTGCCAATGACATACTCGTTTGTAACGCAATCGTTGCTGTATCTTCGGGTGCCCCATTAACAGTTAAGTTAGGATCACTAAATTCAACGTTTGAAGATTGAACTTTAACTCCCTGTATTAATTCATCAGCAGGTAGCTCATTATACGAAAAATTCTTAACCCTTGTTTGTAATACACCTATTTGCAATTTATTACCTCACAATATTATATTGTTTCTACTTCTTTAAAATCCACAATATCAGTGTCCGGACGTGAACTGACAAAACGATCATTAGCATTATCAGATGCTATTCTAACACCACTTAAAATTTTTCTGGTTTTCCATTCCGATAAAGATTTTCTCCCGAATTCCATAGTATTAGTTATTACATTCAACAGTCTATCATTTTCTGCATGTAATTCTGTATCTTTTGAAAGTAAGGCTATCAAGTATGAATTCAAACTAACACTGTTCTCAGCAGCTCTTATTGAGAGCTGCTCATGTAATTCACGTGGCATTCTCAAAGTTACCCGCCCAGAATAGGTATCGGAAACTGGCTCAGGGATTTTAATACCGTCAACTAGACACTTTTCAACCCAAACTTTTTTTGCTGCTTCCAACTCTTGATATACTTCTTCTGGCGTATCACCATAAGCAACCACTCCAGGTAACAGTGGCACTGTAGCACGATAATATTCTTCTCCATCGGCCTCCGTTATTTTTTTTAAAACATAATCATAATTCAAGTTCATAAAATAGTTGAGATTTTTATCCATTTTTATTACCTTCCTTAATTTCGTCAACAATTTTAAGGACATCTTTAACGTTATATCGCTTTAAAATGCCATGATTCGCTATTGTTGTTGGAAAGGTTCTTTGACTATTACTGATAGTATAATGTGAACCACCATTTCCATTAAAAAACTTACATCCATAATGCTCTAATAACCGTCTAGCATCAGCGAAAGTTAAATCTTTTGCAATTGGGTTCCTTCTAAATTTTTCTTCTAGTTTATCAATTTTACCGATCAAGCCCACCCTCATTGCACCACATATAGTGTCATCTTCTATAAATAGAATAACTTAGACTTTAAGAAAAATCAATAAATTAGGAAAATGACATAAAAAATAATCCGTACTAGCCAAAGCCAGTACGGGTAAAGTTTATTTGATAAGCAGCTTATTACCTGGGTTAATCATTGAATAAATCGTTTTACCATTTTGCGCTGCCAACGTATATACGTTCAGGACGTTTCGTTGGGCAAATAACCCACAATGAGTCACCTGAAACGACCGTGTAATACGTGTGAGAAGCACCAGTTTTAGAGTATCACCTGCCAATTACCATTAATGTGTGTTTCACAGTAGTGAGTATTAAAGTTGCACGATTTTTCATATATTACTATGATAACAATGGAACCTACTAATATCTGGTTTCCTCTTTCGCTAAGATACTTCTTCTTATGTATTAGCCGTCTGCCCTTACAGCAGGCGGCTTTTTATGCAAAAAAATCCCCCACGTCGAAACGTAGGGGAAACGTTGCAGAGTGATCAAGCTCCACAATGAATGAAACTCTATATCAAGTTATAGCCAACAGTTATTATAGCACTATTTTGCTGCTTGTGAGGCGGATTCTGACGTCGTTTCCGTGTCAGATGATGCAGAATTATTCACTACACCAGCTGCGGACACCGGCCCTTGAACTTCATCAGCAACCTTATTAGCTGCTGCCTCGACTTGGCTTTCCTCTTTATTATCAACTGTTGGTACCGAAACTGTTTGAACGTCAGTAATAACACCCAGCATCCCGAGGATCGTTAATACAGTGTTGATAATAGCAACAATGGCTGACCAGTCACCAGTAAATTTAATACCAAACATGGCAAAGATTTGTTGAATCAAAACGATCAGCAACGAAATAATCCCAGCAATCAACTTACCATTCAAGCTTCCGTCAGCATTCTTAAAACTAATTTTTTTCATTTACTTTGGCTTCCTTTTCATATAGATGTTTAAATTCAATGTCATGACCATCTAACCGGCCTTCTACCTTAATAACACGATTTTCAATCGCGTTCATTGTGTCGGCGTTTTGCTGTCGTACTTTTAAACTTTCATCAGTAAAACGGCTAAGTCGCTTGCCTAAATTGTTAAGTGGGATACGGACCGTCTTATTGAGAATCCAATTAGCTAATACACAAATACTAGTGACAATGGCAACAATGGATCCCCATTCATCCCAACCTAATCCTAATAGTGTATGCAATTACCGCACCACCAATCGCTGGCCAGGATAGATGGTGGTGTAAATCGTCTTGCCGTTCTGACTAGCTAATGTAGTCATACTTAGGCCGTTTCGCTGAGCGATTGACCACCAGCTGTCGCCAGACTTGACTGTGTAGTACATGTGAGTGGCACCACTATTTACGTATTCCAGCGTATTGCTTGCTGGGCCTGTTGCTAGATAACCATAACCATTAAATCGTGGCTGACGAGCCCAACGATAACCACCTTGAATAATAGCTTGATCAGTTTTTACCGTAGTGCCTGCTGGTAAGGTAGTGATAACACTTGATGAAGTCGAGGCGCCAATGCGTAGCTTAACCGCAGTCTTGAGCGTGTAGATTTTTGACTCCTTGACCCACTTGGCTGACGTAGACGGCTTAGAAGTGTTTTTGTTGGCTTCCTGGTTGTTGGCCTTAACCGCATCCTTATCGGTCGGTTTGACCGTTGATTTTTGACCAGCTGTGTAGTAATCAGTATAAAGCTGACTGACGTCAAAGCCACCGTAACTAATCCGAAAACGAGCTGACCCGGACCATTGCCAGGCATTATTATTCGTATACCATTTCTGACCAGACATGACATAGGGGTAACCAGCAACCCAACCTGTTTTGCCCTTGATGGTCATCTTGTTGTTAGCCCATGATCCAGACGTATAAATGTCGGCCCGATAACCAAACTTCTGAATCTCTCGCATGAAGGCGGCATTGTTGCGGTCATTGGTCGCTTGGGATAAGATTCCTTGTTCTTCAGCCGATTCTACGTCCGTTGCCAGTACTGCACCCACTGGTAGCCCTGCTGCTTTGGCTGCCTGACCAGCAAAGTCTGCTTCGGCAATCGCTTGGGCCCTAGTATTATAATGGGCAAAATGATAGCCGTTGACGTATAAGCCAGCCGCTTGACCATTAGCGATATTGCTAGCAGCATAGCCATCTTTGAAGGTTGTGCCTTCACTAATCTTAACGGTGAGGGCCTTAACACCGAACTCGTTACGCATGGATGTGTACTCAGCGGTGCTCATGTAGCCGTTGTTATTCGACACATCGACCATGTCCATGTGAGCAGCCTGACTGGTAACATTGACCATTAAAAAGGCCATAAAAATGGCGCCCAACATTAAGATGAGTGCCTTTAACTTGTGCTTATTCAATTGTCTACCTCCTAATTTAATATGTCTTCTGGTGCGGACGTCCAATTTTGGACAAATTAAAAGCACTGACTAACTGGCTGAATGACTGCTAGTTAGTGGTGCTTGAGTTGTTGGTGCTACATATGTTTCACCGGTAATAACCTTGTAATCGTCAGCAGTAATGCCATCCGGTAATCCAACGACTGTTGCTAGTGTTTCTTTGCTAATTGTTTTCCAATCTTGATATGCCCACGTAAATATTTGAACCATTATGCTGTCCCCTTTGCTGATTGACTGAGTGCAAGTTCTGTAATTGACTTCTGTAACTGATTGATACTGGTTTTTGATACCGTTTGCTGTTGTGCTAAAATCGTTGCCGACTGTACCGCTTGCTGACTAGTCTTCAGCACATCGGAATACTTGGTATTCAACTCATCAATGGATAAGTCTGGCAAGTTACCCGGATTGAGTATAACCTTTTTATCCGTATCATACCGGAATTTGTCTGAATACTGGGCAAACTGAGTAATCCATGAATCGAGAATGAATACCTTGGTAAACCCGTCTGCTTCAATATTTTGGTACGCCGTAATGAAACCATCTGCACCATAAGTGATATAAATAAACATATAATCGTCCTTTCTAAACTGTTGTCCCTGTGGCATCTACCCAGTTCTTGCCTGTATACCAGATTGGCTTGTTTAAGCTAATGTCAAAATACTGATAGCCTGTGCTAATGCTAGTTGGCCTAGAAGCTGTATCACCTGTTGACAAATGCAAAACTTTGGAATCATCAGCTTTATCTTCCGGAGCTGGAGTCCAATCAATAGCCTGTGTTCCCCAATACAAACATAGCGAATCCCCTAAAACTGTAAATTTATTAAATGATTTATTTGTTGGTAACTGAAAAAGGTTTATATTGGTTTTGTCACTATCTGCAACGTTTGAACCTTGGTCAAACTGTAAAGTATATGTCCCCTTCCAAACGTTATTGCCTATTTCAAACCACTTAAAGCCAAGAATGTTAAAGTAATTAGTTCCAATAGCACCATCAATACCCCATGTACATCCATCTATACTTATTCTGTCAAAAGGATGGGTTTTTGTCGGGTCATTCGACGCATTTATTTCAAAAGAAAGCGTGATAGGCTGAGTAGTTCCTTGGTTGACAATTTTAAAAAATTTGGGAGTAACATTTCCGATTGTCGTATTATTCCATCCATCATCACCCATTGCTGGGATTAAAATATCACCTAGGTTTGTTGCCATGTTTCGTCCACCAATAGTATCACTCAACTTATTGAACGGCTGTACCTGAACCCCATTAAGTTGTTCAGTACCATTTTTGTTATCAGTAACTTTTGTACTCAATCCATTGTTTAAATCAGTAACAGTAGTGTAGTTACTTAAATTTGGGCTTACACTCCCGCAACTTTTCCATGCTCCTGAATCCCAAACATATAAATCTGTACCAATAAAATAACAATAACCTTCTTGATTTCCAGTAGTTGGAAGTTGTGAAACATCATTGACTGAACCTTTAACAGCCAATCCAGCACCAACAGCACCTTGTGGGCCAATTGGCCCAGTATCGCCTTTATCTCCCTTGTCACCTTTGATACCTTGTGGGCCAGTCGGCCCTTGATCACCTTTGTCTCCCTTGTCACCTTTGATACCTTGTGGGCCAGTCGGCCCTTGATCACCTTTGTCTCCTTTAGCGATAGTTCCAGCAACATTATTCAGTTCTTTAACAAAGTCGTCAAAAGCAATCGTGGTAATACTCGCACCAGATTCACTCTCAATGTTGTTTGTAACGGTAAAACCGAGTGGCTTATCACTAGGATAAATACTTGTTCCTGCTGGGTCAACCACCCAAATTTCTAACTGATAATCCCCAGCCGGAAGTCCTGAAATCAAAGTCGGCATAGGCTGTAAATTAAACCAGCCTTTGTTTAGACCAGCTAAACTAGTAGTCGCGATAGGCTGACTTTTTAAATAACCACTGGCATTGCCAATCTTGGCGGTAATGCTAGTGGCCTGAGTTAAGTCGACAACTGATCCATCGTTTTTGCAAATGAAGGTAAATGTCGTCTCAGTGTCACCTTGCTTTATTTGCCGAGGTGATTTAGTTGTAAACTCTAACGTTTTAGCCATCGTATAGCCTCCTTTAATTATGATTGGGCAGATGGCGCTACATAGTCTTCACCAGTAATTTCTTTGTACTGATCCGTTGTTATACCGGCCCCCACAAATACCTTATAATAATTAGCATCATTTTGACCCCAAGACTTAAATAATTTGCATTCTTCATAAATCGTCATTATTTAGCACTCCCTTTACTTAAAGTCGCTATTTGGCTAGCTTGTGACATAATCATTTGTTTCATTTGTGCAATATCAGCAGCCTGCTGCATAACAAGTTGCTGTTCAGCTGTGGGAACTGGTTGGGGTGTATCGGGTGTCACGTAGTCAGGGTTTTTAACGATTTGATTATTCTTATAAAGCCAACGACCGTCATCGCTAAAGTTAGTAATGAAATCTACTGGTACGGTATCATCGTCAACTGTCACGTTCATATCACTAGCGGCACCAATTGCTGTAAATCCGGTGATTACCCCGGTTGTTTCTACTTTTAGTTTCATGCTTGTCACCTAACTTTCTGTAATTTTGATTCCCTTAATGTCGACACTAATTGCGGTAGTCACGTCTGTCGGGGTACTTTGGTAAGTAAACATGTCTTTGAATTGAGTCATCTTGATGTGAGTATTATCCGGATATTCCATAAAAATATTGTCAACATGAATACCGTTGTCATCAGTCGTCATGAACATTGCTTGTCCTTCCAGATAGAAGACATCAACATATCTATTCTGGTTTCGGAAATAAAAATGGAAACGCAGCACATCAAACAAAGTACGGTCGCATGCAAGTTGTATTGTATCGCCAACTTTCCAACTGCCACTATAAATCGGAATTCCACCCTTATTGAGCCAAGGGCCATACACACCATTGCGCTTATATTCTTCCCAGCCGGAACCAAGCCAATTCATGTAGAAATTATTAACATCTTGATAAACAAATAACACATAACCAGTTTTATTATTAGCTGGTAAATACGGTGGCGTCACTGTGCCAGTCGCCGAAGAATCATAATAATATAGTCCAGATTGCTTTTCAGCCCATACGTTCGTGGTTGGTTGAGCATTGACTAAAGGAATCAGGGAGCCGTCCTTAGTCAGTCCTAAATCTGACACAATTAACTTGCCGCTTAAAGTTTGATCACCACTTGTTTTTAAAAAATTAGCTAAATCGGTTTTCTTAGCAACTGCATTATCTTCAACCAATTGCTTATTGGCGGCTGCTTGATCAGATAGCGCTTGGCTCTGCTCCTGCAACCCAGATAAGCTAGCCTTAATTTGGTCTGTTTCCGTTTGCAATGAAGCCTTGAATTTCTCCCAATCATTTAAGAACGGCGTCGTATCAATATCCATAAGAACATTATCTTTAGCTACCTCAAAGGTCATATCGATTGATGAGATAACTTGCTCATCCTTTTTGATTGCAAAATGACCAGTTACTGTTCCCGGAACTGCAAATACTTGTGATGGATAATAGAACATTACTTGGCCCACTACCGAACCGGCGGTCGTCACACCTTCGATCGTTAATGGTGTTCCCTGGGCGTTAGTTTGCTCCCAAACGATCAAGTAACCCGTCAGTGGGAATGGTTGGTCATTTTGCTTAAACCATACTGGCAACGGCCGCCGATTATCACCTTGACGTGCAAACAGGTAATCACCGATTGGCTTTACCTTCGCCGTCTGCATGGCTAGATCAATGACCAAATAATCCGTTGAAGCTACCATTTGTTTTCCTCCTAATATAAAAAGCCACGCTATTGCGTGACTTGATTAATTTTATTGATAAGATTGTTAATAGCGACCGTCATGGTCGCCCAATTCTGTGAAAGTTGCTGCTTCTGCACCGCTGACAAGGCTAAACCAGTCAGCCCGTCAATGTGAATACTCGGCCAGTAGCTACCATCAGCCTGTGTCAACCAGTTATAGCGATTGAAGACTGCAATCAACTGATTAATTTGGCCCGTGATGGTCATAAACATGGCTTGCTGCCAAACATAGATCTGCCTATCATCTATAGGTAATGGTCTGGTATAAGGTGTAAAAGTTGGCGCCGGGATGTCAAAACGGTTTAGCATGGCACTACTGATCATATTTAGCGTCGCAGTAATGTTGTTGGCATTAACTTGGCAAACTTGTTGCCAATAGTGCGACCAATCGACATCAATACCACTAATTAATTGAATAGTAGCTAGTTGATGCTGACTAGGCAGCTGTTCCATGGTAGTGATCTCTGGTGTCCCGGTCAGTTGATAAGTAATGCCACTAACTGTGATCGCATGATTGGCCGCTGCCGTCCAATAAACTAATTTAGCCGACTTATTTGGCGCGGTGTATGCCAACAGGTAATCATCTTGGCTATCAGTAGCAACGCGCCTGTTGAATGTGTAACCTAACAACTCAGTAAAGAATCGCTGATAGTCCGATCCAACTTGATTGAATATCCTTTCACTACTCTCATAGTAATTATGTTGAAAAGCCCAACCTTTATCCGAGTTGTCCATAGTAAACGCAATCATCTTGTCAAACCCCAGCATATCCATCAATAAGGTTTGTCGTAGGGTATAGTCAGACTGTTGCTGAGCCGTATACGTGCCATTGAAGTTATCTGTGACTGAATAACCATATTCCGTAGCAGCTACTGGTAGGTTATGATCAGCGAATTGTTGACGCAAGTTTAATTCGTCTTTATTGGTCAGAACTTGCTCAGGAAGGCCTCGACGATAAGGATGATAACTCGCGGTCTGGCCTACATTTAACATTCCCTGCTTAATTGCAGTAGTAGCTGTGTCAATGTAACTCGGATCACCTAACCAAGGGAAATCCCCAGTTATATAACTTGCCGTGTCATCGGTAGCCACTAAACGTGCAAAGTAATTGTTCATACTAACAATATCTGTTATGTTTGCTTGGGCGTCCTGGTTTAACCAATAATGCCCACCACCGGTTGCTTCATCAAACGCCTCATAGGTAAGACCTTGGCCCTGATAATGATGGACTAAACTGGTAATTAATTTCCGCCAATCAGTTAAAGCTTGCTGGTAGTCAACATTGAGTTTATTGGTCAAACCATCTGTAACGAACCAGACTGGTATGATCACCTTAAGCCCAATAATCTTGGCTTTAGCAACCGCATAATCCAAGCGGCTCCAATCGAACCCCTCAGCTGTGACTAAGCTGTCAACATAGGTGGTTCCTAATCGGACCCAATTAATGGGGAGCTGGTTCATCATTTCAAAATCATAGTCTACATTATCTTTAAAGGTTTCGTCATCGCCACCATTAAAATACATTCCCCATGTGTTTACACCTAGTTTATCAGTTATAGCAGCCACAATAGATTCCCACCTTTCTTGTTATTATTGCTATTATACGCTACTAGCCTGTACCATCATCTTTTATCACTGAAACTACACCATTAGAAATACTGAGCTTGAAAATAGTACCTGTAACACTGTCTTTAATCCTAATAGCATCAACTGGTTCTACCTTTAGACTATCCAGTTTTTTCTTATCACTAGCACTTAGTAGCCCTTCTGTTGTATCTGTAGCAACTTCATATCCCTTTAAAGTATCGATTTTTTGCTTATCTGCTGCAGACATTAATCCATCTTGCTTGTCCGTTGCGACCACTGGCAAGAGTTTAGTCAAGCCGATAACTGAATCTACCGAAGTCATTGGCCAATATACGTTTCCATCGTCATCTTTTAGATAGCGTTTATGCGTCTGGTTGATAACTGACACTTGATACACCTCCATCAATAGTTCTTAGACCTACAAAATGATTTTCAGCATTCCTTAATCCATTGGCCACTGCTTTTAAATCAGTTAAAGACTTGTCATGCTTATTAACCCGATTGTTCAGAGTCAGCGAAATGCTTTTAAGCGCTGCAGCTGTATTATCTAATGTAATCGTCGGTAATGTTGCCGGGCTATACGGATTTTGTGTGATTCCAGTAATCGTTACTTCACGCTCTAACCCCATACTGGGGACACGCAAAAACCAACCGTCACCTCTAGCAATATTTGTACGCGACAAATACTGCATGGTTAGTTGAATGGTTGGCTCTGTCTGCATGTTACCGTCCATATATGATTGCATTGAGGCTTGATCGGTAAAACGTTCATCTGACACGGCAGCCCCACGTTGCAAACCATATTTTTGAATACTACTCTGATTGTTCCAGATAAACTTGACCAAATATTTTCCTTTTGTGGCATCATTACTGCTACCACTGTTATCTGTATCAACTGGTTTTCCATAACACCAACATTGGTTGATCAAACTAGTGGAATCGAATGACAGATGCACTGCATCCGTATTGCCGCCATAAACAAACATATTGCCCGTATCATGGCGGAATGCATCACGTGAGCAAAAGTGAATCATCAAGTTGTCTGGTATCATTGCTGCCCCAAACTTATCCAAATAACTCGTTAAAAAATCAAGGAAGGAACTATTACCCAAGTTTTCAATTTGAACTTTTTGAAAATTCCCCGTAAAGTCAATTTGCACACCTTGATCATTATCTGCTACAAAAGCATTACAAGCACTTTGAAAAGTATAAGTAAGTGTACCTGCATTAATATCTTCTTTACGAATATTTTTAAGCGCCTCATACATAACATGAACTGCTTTAACTTGATTAGTCAGTATTCCATTATCAATCGCTGGAACAGCCTGTTGTATGACATACCGTTGACCACCATAAATGACATAATTTTGAACTTGCAACAAATTGAATGCCTGTTCGTATTGTGGTAGTAAACGTGCAGTAAATGATATTTCCATTGATTGATTTAAAACCCATGCATCCTGAAACGTATCTTGCGCATCATTGATGTTAAGCCGTTCTTCATGGTTGCCTGACCGATCTCTTACTAATAACATTGGATACTTAAACATAGTAGAACGGCGTATCAAAGCTAATATTGGAATCTGTACAGCCAGTTAAAGTAAATTGATTATCACCTAGTTGTAACGAGATAACCCCATGGTTTGTATCCGATCCACATTGTTGCCCGTTTATAAACGGATTAACACCACTTAATTTCAACTCGTCATTTGTCGTTAAAACACGATTACAGCTGAATGTTTGGCCAGTAGTCGTATTAGTTAATGTTGGTTTTCCGTTGCAATGGATCGTAATGATCAACGGGTGCTGCTTTGTATCCGGTTCAATCATGATATCGCCGATATTTACAACCGTGAATCTATCCATGTTTTGAAAACTATATTGTGGGTCTTGATCCAATCTTAAATTTTGACCAAGTGCCCATAATTCAGAATCAAAGTCTTCAACATCTTGAGTAGTGCCCAGAGATTGACCTAGCCCCGCTGAATTATTAAATGTGACAGTAGCGTAGAAATCTTTTTCATTAGGGTATGTCGGCTTAAAAGTCTTAGTCTTTACACGAAATTTAATTCCAGGATGATTACTAAATGTAATCCAGAATTCATCGCGTGCATACAAGAATCGTTCCAGTGCCTGATAACCTAGTGACTGATCAGCTTCATCGATGCCAAATGAATAAAACTGGCAAGTAATGTCACGTTGATCATATCGTGAACTCATTAGCGTTTGCCCATCTTGTTGTCCTAACGCTTGGTAGGTATCAGTAGGATTGACATCCGGTAAAGTTGCGTCATACATATAAACGCCCTGCAAATTCGGCACATCAAAACAAGACACCCAATTAGTTCCGTCCACGCTGATAGCATATTCAATTGGATTGAACGGCAATTTATTATCAGTCTCGCCAAAGCGATAAGCATGGGGCCTATCAGTTCGTGTGGAAAATATTTGCATGATACGCTCCTCCTTTCTATTCTGATTTTTTTGGATTATACTGAAAGCATTAAATAAAGTGAGGTAATGACAATGCCACTATTTGGTAAAAGCAATAGCGACGACAAGCCAAAATTAGTTGAAACAGTTGGTCCAGTTCCAGAAGGATATCATTTTACCGATATTCTACTATCAGAAAAAAGGACCTCATCTGGTATTGGAGCCCAATTAAAAATTGTAAAAGATCTTGAAGAAAAATGTAAACAACATGATTACGATGGATTTGCCAATCTTAAATTCTCCGCAGCAGGCGCCGAAACGGGTACTGAGATTACAGTTTTTGGTTACGCAGATGGAATTAAAGCAAACTAAAAAGCATCCCAGTTGGGGTGCTTTTTATATTTGCCCTTGAACACCTGCTAAGCGAAACTTACTAGCCCCAACTCGCTCATTACTTGCTGAAATCTTTTCACCGTCTAAGTACGTATCGTTATCTTTATCGCGGATTTCTTCCAGCCGTTCAATAACCCGTTCCAACAATGAATTATTAAGTTGCTCAGGCTCGTTGCTCTGTGTGCTGTGCATTTGTGGCAAAACGCCCACACTATTAGGTTCAGTTGCATTACGTAATTGCGGTTGTTCTTGTATTGTGCGTTCATAAGCATCATTCAACAATTGCATTGCATTACTTCTACGCGGATTAACAACAAACTCGTCCCCATCTTCTGCAATCGTCGCAAGTTGTGGTGTTAAAGGATGACCACCAGTAGCAAATGAGCTTAACCGACGACTACCTTGTGGGCCACTATGCAGCCAATCAACCTTTGGAACACCCCAAATAACTGTGTGCCCAATACTGTTTCGCCAATCAGAGTTATTGAAGAAAGCTAACAGTGAATCAAGTGGGTTCATACGATTAGTATGGCCTGGCATCGCAAAGGCACCAAATGTCCCTGGTGTGAATTGTAGAATCCCACCAGCTTCATTACCGCCGCTATTCATATCATGAATAGTTTGAATGACAGATTTCCCACCGGATTCACTCATGATAGTTGCTTGCAAAAGCTCACTGAAACCTGCCGGAAGACTATCAATGTGCATCATCTTAGCAGCTTTTTCAATTAAACCCGGGTTGTAATGACCGGCTTTACCGTCAGATACTTCCAGTGTTTTTTTAGTGCTATTTAACATTTCCTTGAACTTATCCACTGCTATGCTTGATAGCTTGCTAATGGTGCCGCTAGCTAAGTCGCCAAAACTAGCTGCCCCTTTAAATAAGCCATCAGTAGCTTTATGAAGTAGCTTGGAGATATTACCGAGCGGATCTTTGAGGAACTTCTCAACAGCCTCGGCCTTGTCACCAATCCATGAGCCAATGTCAGATAGCTTACCCTTAGTCCAATTAATCGCATTGCCAACAATACCGCCGTGTGCATAATGATCAACACCAGCAGAAGCCATAATAGAAGCTGTTTCATCGCCATTGTATACTCGTGTACCAACTGGCAAAGGTAGCACTGCATTACGTTGATGCGTCATCTTGAGTTCACCAGAAGGTAGTTGTAACAGTTCCTTCCAGTTCTGACCGGCACCATCGTTAACCATCGATAGACGAGTATGCACGACACCACCTTGAGCAAATTTGACTGGCTCTAAATGGTGAACACTGGTTTTATGACCAGTAAAGAATTTCCAAACCGAATCAATAGCATCTACACCGGCATTAATAACGCTCAAAACACCGTTTATGCCGTCTTGGGCAGCCTGTTTAATACCTTTCCAGATATTCTTGAAGAAGTCACCAAGCCCTTGCCACATACCATGCCAAACGGTGCTAATTGCATCTAATACTGATGAAATTATATCGTGCATGCCATTCATGTAAGCTTTAATCGCTTGCGATAGGGCTTTCCAAATGTCTGAAAAAATATTTTTGATATCTCTCCAGACTTTGCTCCAGTTGCCATGAATAATATCAAGAACAGTTTGAATTACGTCAGAAATGACATTCATTGCCCCGATAATTAGTGGCTTAATCACATTCCAAACAGATTTGACTACCGTACTAATAACATTCCAAGCAGCTTTCCAGATTGCTTTGATAATATCCATTCCGGCTGATATAAGACCTTTAATCACAGCCATGCCTATATCAATAATTGGCTTAATAATCGCCCAAGTTTCTTTTACTTCAAGTGATAGATAACCCCAGGCAACCTTCCAGAGTGCGCTTACCACAGCCATTCCAAGCTTGAGAACTTGCTGGACCATCTTAATCCCAGCAGAAACCACTGGTTCAATCTCTTTCCAGACTGACTGAATGGATTTAACCGCCTCTTTGAAAAAAGGACCAAATGTCTTTTTGATCCACGCTACAGCATTACCAAGCCACTTAGTAGCATCCTTATACCAATCTTTGATTGTATCAACAAGCCCATTTACGAACTCACGGAACTTTTTATTATGCTTATACAACTCAACTAAAGCTAACACGATTGCCGCAATAGCTGTAATCCAGATGGTGAACGGCACTGCCTTTAGTGCTTTGCCAAAAGCTGGAAATACACCGGTACCTTCTTTTATAGAACCGCTAAATGCCGATATTGCTTCAGAACCAGTTTTAAATGCAGTCGTCTTTTTTAAAACAACCGTCATATCTTGAAATCCCTTAACAAATTCAGTAATCTTCTTCACAGCAAATGCAGCAACCAGAATTTTGCCAAAGTCTTGAATTGCACTCTTGTGTTTCAAAATGCTGTCTAAAGCAGATTCGACCTGCTTCAGTGGGTCATTGGTTTTCTTAGCATTATCGCTGACTAAGCCAAAGGCATCTGCAATACCTTTGAACATGCCACTGATAGTAGACCAGATAGACTTGGTTAGGATGACCATGATTGAAGTCAAACTCTCAATAATGGCATTAATATCTTTTTGGTGCGCGGCGATATACCCAATTAAGCCAGATGCTTTGCCAGCCATAAATGCTAATCCTTCACCAACAGAATGGGCTAACGCAGTCATGTCCTTAGATTGCAACAAGTTTCTAACGGACTCTAAACCAGATGTCTTAGTATCCACCAGTGGTTGCATCAGGGTTGATTTAATCCCCGTCCAGCTACCCTTAATCTGAGCCATGACCCCTTCACCAGTTTTACCAAAATCTGCAAAAACTTGTTTGGAATTATTTCCAATTTTGGAGATGGCCGTTTCAAATTCGCTTGAAGATACTTTGCCATCAGCAACCGCTTTTTTCAATTGGCTTTGACTCATGTCTAAGGCAGCTGCAAGTTGCTTAGGCAAAGCCGGGGCCTCGGCAGTCATCCGAGTAAATGCCATACTGGTTAACTTGCCTTGTGATTCAATCTTTTTAAATGAACCTGTCAAGCCATCCGCAGTCTCCACACCTTTACCAGAAGCTACCGCTAAGGCAGTTACCCCAGTAGTCAACGCTTCAGTGTCTTTCACATTATCTGTAAATCCATAAAATTGCTTCTGGATATTCTTGATATCGCCCGCCGCAAAACCAGTTTCATTCCGCAAAGTCACCATGTTGCCAGATAGATCTTTAATCTTATTCTGAGGCACATCCATAGCTGACCAAGCCCGAACGGTTTGCTCACCAGATTCGGCTAGTTCTAATCCATCTTTAGCTGACTCGATTAGCTTGCTCCCCAAAGAAGCAATCCCATTTGAAACAATGTTTCCAGCAAATGTACCAACTAATACACTTCTCAGACTACTAGTTTTTTGAGTCGTTTCTTCAGTTTTAGTAGTCAAAGACTTAATTGGTGCTGATACCTTGTCTTCAACTTCCAATATCGTCCGCTTAGTTTCAGGAATCTTTGACAAAACTTTTTCAAAATCAATTATCTTGCCATCATTAACGTTAGCGGTCAGATCTGTCTTGACCTTTCGCGGAACTTTATCCAAAATAGCGTCAAAGTTCTTGATGCCAGCATCATTGGCCTGTGCCAAAATTTCAGTCTTAACGTCTTTTGGGATCTTTCCCAGCAGTGAAACTTGTTCTTTGACTTTAGCTACTGCATCAGTCGTATTGACTTTGACATCAGCATCAGTTGTCTTCGGAATATCCCCTAAGCCATCCTTTACCTTCTTGGCATCATCAATGGCTTTTTGTGCATTACTTGTTACATCAACTTTAGTATCTTTGGGAATTGAATTCATTGATGACTGTAGTTCTTTAGCGTCAGTGACTATCTTTTGAACCGAATCAGCACCGCTGGTTCCTAATGTTCTATATGCGTCTTCCAGTGCTTTCGTTGGATTCACTGATCCATTAACTAAGCTCTGGGCATCCGTTAACATTTGCTTAACACGCGTCAATGGAGCCGTGACATCATCCACAAACGACCAACGAACCTTATCATCAACTACATAATCTGCGCCCACTAGTCGCCACCTCCATTACCGTGCATTAATTGATACAGTGCCATTGTCTGTTCGTTTTTATTTTGCTGCTGTTTGATGAAATACGGGTCAAACTGTCGTTTTATCTGCGATTCTTGTCGCTTCAAATTCTCTGTTATTTCTTGGTCGTACTGTTGGTTCTTCTCACCGTCCGCAATAAGAACCGGTCTAGTAAAACTAGCAGCTTGCCTCTGTGCATGTAAATCATCAATTCTAGCCAGCAACGCTCCTTTGAGCATGGCATTATATTCTGAGACTGTTAAATCATAAAAAACATTAATATCAGTAATGCCGATATAACGACGAGCGCCTTCTAACCATTGACTGAGGCTGTCTGACTGTTTGCTACTGGTACCGTCATTTTGTCGAAAGCGTTCTCCGCTTCGTTGATCTGATCGAGGCCAACTTGAATACCGGTCTTCTGCGTTGCTGACCGTTGATCGTCTTGGTCGGCCAAGGCGTCGAGCTGTGCTTGCAAGACGCTTCGCAATTGATCGTTGCGCTTCTTCCAGGCTTTGGCCTTGATCTTGAAAAAACCACTGTTGTTTAGTGCGTTAACCGCATCTTTAAAGGCGGCTTCTTCGGAATCAGTATCTTTGAATACTTGATCATCCAAAGCGTCATACAAGTCACTGTCGCTTGGGTGATCACTTGCTAGTGCCGCTTCATAAAATGCTAACAAAGCATCTGGATCTGATTGTACTAACCCAGTAATTAAATTTGAAAAGCCAGATTTATCTTGTTCATCACCCATCTTTTTACCTAGTACCGACCGAAAACGAAAATTGATAACTGGTGTTAATGACTTACCGTTAATATTTAAAGATTGCATAATTTAAAATCCTTTCTTTCTTAAAAAGTTACTTACCTGTATTAGCTGAACCATTACTTGCTGTGTTATCGGATGGCTGCGATTCATCAGGGATATTAGTTGTCGCACTGTTGTCGCCGACATCTTGACCATGGCTGAAGGCATATAGGGCTTTGTCCAACACATCAAATGAACCATCAACTAAGTCATCTTCTGTAACCCGAGCTGGCTTACCATCTTCATCATCAACGGCTTCACCTTGAACTTCAAACGTTGCATTTGATTGCGTAATAGCACCAATGCCTTCAGTGATTGGTAGTTGTGGTACAAGGCATTGCGAATACTCAGCTTCTGCACTTCGATTAGGCTTAGTACCTTGTAACGTATTAAAGTCAACACGCCATAAATGAATTACTTCGCCTTTTGACCAAGCATCATTTAATTCACGATATAGGCTGTCATTTTGGGTATAAACCAAATTAACAACTCGTTGCTGTGTTTTAGCACCCAACGATTTCAACGTGACCGTTTTGGTTTGGACGTTTGAAGCCGTCCGTGTGTTCGTTCCGGAACTAGCACCTTGTAGGCCCATTACCTCTGGTTTACGTGATTTTGGCCAGCTATCACGCTTCCAAAAGTACATAAATTTATCGGCAAATTTTGGACTGATAACTTCTGTTGTTGTTCCAATTCCTGTTGGCATATTTCTGCCCCTTTCTAAATAAAAAGACGCCTAAGCGTCAGTAAGTGATTAGTAATTAACTTGATAGTCTACAAGAATCGGCACATGAAATAACGTCCGATCTTGCAGTGAATTGTCGGTGAGAATCCGACTAGAATAATGAAGCGCCATGAAGGGATAATTCTGACCAACTAATGATTTCAACCGATCTGTGATAGCTTGCTGTAAGTTCAGTGCATCACCGTATGAATCATGGTCTACGTACAAATCAGCATGCAATGTTAACTGATCCTGACTGATAAACTTTAGCTGACTAGTATCTGTAACATTATCAAGTTGCAAAGTAACTTGCGGAAATGCCAAATTATCCTCTTCATCACTCGGTAGTAAGACCAGCAGATTAAGCCCAGTTAAAGACGCTTGGGCACTTAATAATAGGTCTACGGCTGGATATATCGGTTCCACAGCTACGCCTCCTTAATAGCTTGTTTAAGAGCTTCCCCGGCGGTCTCGTTCAGCTTGCTACCAATTTCATCACCAGCAGGCTTCATAAATGGCTGTGCAGGCATTCTACCATCCTTCGTGCCGAACTCAACAGCTTGACCGTATTCATAATCTTGCTTAGTCATTGCTTCTGGTGCAATTTCAGTCTGCATTCCTTCTGAATTGTCATGTGCATCAATACTTCGCATTAAATTTCCTGTAGGTTTGTATCCTGATTTTTTGCCACCAACATTGGCACGCTCAATTTCTCGAGCTTTCTTCTGCACATCAACACCTGCATTATGAATAACTTTCTTAGCATTTGTATCTAGTGCATATTGCAGTCGTTGTAAGCGCGTAACGCCTTGCCCACTGCTAACCTTCGCCATGGCATGCATTAATTGATTAATAGGGCTCGACCAACTGTCTGTCATACTAAACCTAACTGTTGGGATATGCTCATTATCAGTTGACATCTAGTCACCCCCAACTTGCTTTTTATCAACAATGATATAAAAATCCGTTCGATATTGGTGATAGGCTACTTTAGTAATTGCATAACTTGGCGCAAACGTTTTGAGACTCATACCAGATAGGCCAATACTGTCAGCGGCATGCTCACCCATTACTCGAACAATTCTAGCGTCCGCATATACTTTGCCAAAAACAGTCATCTGTCGTTGAGCACCCATCTGATTAACTCGTGCATCCGCAATCATTTCAAGCAAAGTTGGATCAGCTTTACGATTTAATGAACCCGCTGACGTTGAAGTTTTTTTAGCCAACAGATAGGCCCTTTCAATTTTCAATCCCAGGTCACCACCGATCCTAACCGGTTAGCACCAGACTGATTGTCTACATACTTATTTAGTAACGTAGCGAACGGTTTCATGTCGTCATCTGAAAAAGTAAAAGATAGTCCTTCTTCTGATGTAGCCGTAGTTCCCTCTGCACCTTCTTGGACAAACTTAGACGCAGCCATCTTGCGCACGACTCCATCTAATTGTTGTGGTACCTCAGCCTGGTTAATATAAATGCCAATTGCATCTAATGCGTCACCAATATAAAGTTCCAGCTTATCATCAAGAACATTGTCATCATCTTTTAAATCACGCATCAGTTTTATCCCATACAGTAAAGATTTAATTCGTTCAGTTCGCTCTTCATCATTCATAAAAAGCCCTCCGTGAACTACTTTCCTGAACCTGTCGTTGTACTACTTGCGGCACCAGATCCTGAGGTATTTGTAGTGGTTGTCGCCCCTGCGGTCGTATCTAATACATAAACCGAATCAGCCTGTTCAAATGAAGGCAAAGACATCATAGATACTTTAGTTTCAACATTCACTGGGTCAGTTTTCGTAGTCGTTGTAACTGCGACACCGGTATCAACAATACGAACTTGTGCCGCATTGGAAGATAACAGGTCTGCTTCTTCTGGGGTCGTCCCAAAATGCGTATTACCAAGATCAACAGCTGGCATAAAGACGGCTTTACCGTCTGGAATAAACTTAACTAATTTACCATCCGCACCAAGGTACCCTTTATCATAAATAGCAAAACTCAAGCCATATTCATCTTCCAGGTAAGTCATAATAACGGACTTTGGTAATACCACATTAGTCTTACTTGCAGAACTAGCCAGCAAAGTAGACTTAATAGCATCATTACTTGCAAGTGTATTCCAAGTTACCCGGTTCATAACAACACGTGAGATTGTGGCTCCCGTTTTATTACCAATTTGTGTCGTAATCCGATCAAAGTCTTCAAATGGATTACCCTTGGCATCCCCCCAAGCAACCTTGGAGGCACCAATATTTTCAGCTGGCATATCGTAGTCAATAGTCATGTCAACACCATTACCAGTCACCTTAGCTTTACCGGTTGTCAAAGCTTCCATCCGGATAATCTCACGCCGCAATGCAGCGCCCTTAATCAACTCGATGTCATCATCGAAAATATGAGCAATAATCGTATCACGTAGTGTTTGGTCAGCACTATTGCCTAGCATTAATAACTGCTGACGTAACTTTTCATCAACATATTTAGATTCCTTGAAGAAAGCCATATCTTGAGTTAACTTGCTTAGTCCCTTACGTCCCCGTGGTACAACATTAGTATCGAGTGCTGATGGTGCTAAAGCAACGGGTGCTCCGGTTGCACCTTTCAACCAGTCCATCGTCATACCTACTTGGCGAACATTTGGAAAAATAGTTTCACCAAAATATGGCGCTTCTTGCTGCGCAATCGTTTCCCAATATGCGGCAATATTAGTTGCATTTACTAAATCAAAAATATTCATTGTTTATCAGTCCTCCTATGGTCGATTGAAGAATGTAACTTTACCAGCTAATGCTGTTTTAGCATCGGCTGAAACATCTCCACTAGCAATACGAGCAGTATTAATAAAGCCAAAAACAATGACTGTACCAGTCGCATCACCAGCTGTAACATCTACATCGTGCTCTAATACACCTTGTGCTTTGGCGTCTTGTCCTACTGACAATACAGCTTGTGAATCGTCTAAAAACGAACTAGCACCACCAACTACCGTCCCAGCCGGAATAACTTTCCGGCCAAAACTGTTAGGCGTTACACCAGTTGCACTAATCAGTCCCGGCAACGCTACCTTCTGTTGTACATTCCCCAGCACTTGGGTTTCTGAAATAAAATCACGTTTAATCGTCATTGATTAAACCTCCTTATTTTTTATGACCAAAGAAATCACTTGCAGGCTTCTTTGGATGTGCCATTGCAGCTAACTCTTGTGCGAATTTAGTATCTTCACGATCATTGCCGTTATTTACAGTTTGGCCTGGAGTTTGTTTACCCTTCAAGCGTTCCTCAACACCAGCTTGAACGGCTTTATTAAAAGCTTTTCCAAAGTTTTCGACATGTTGTGCGCGCTTATCAGTATCGACATCGTTCAGCACTTCTGCAAAATCTTCTGGTAAGTTTTCCTTAGCCAACAAATCGCGTGTTGCATTAATTGATTCACGGCGATTCAATTCAGATTCACGCTTGTCTAACTCAGCTTGACGGGCTTTCTGATCGGCTGATTCACGTTGCTCTGCAGTCATATTGGCACGGTTTTCACCATCTTGACGTGCTTGCTCCAATAGATCCGGAAGAGACTTCTTTTTAAAATCATCAATAGCGCTTGAAATTAACCCCCGGACCTCTTTACGATCAAACTGCTTGCCGGTACCTTGAGACCCAATTTCACCATTGTTATCCTTATTGCCACCATCGCCATTACCATTTTGAGAATTATTAGCCGGCTTGGCATCTGCCTCATTACCACTTCCAGGTACTGGTTCAGCAAAGTACTGTAAATTCATTGGTAATAATCGTTTAAACATAAAAATTCCTCCTAAAATACTTTCTAAGTGGTATAACTGTCAGCTGTTCTTTAACGCCCGCTGCCGAAAAAAGGGCAAATTAAAAGGCCACTTACATAATTTAAGTGGCCCTAATCCAATCCATAATTCTCTGGCATTTGACTAAAATCAACACTGTAATCATTATCAGCGACTTCAATAATTGTGCACTGACAATTAGGATGAAATGGTGGCAGTGTCACACCTTCACTAGCTTCTTCAATATTATATTCCGTCCCGTCCAGCGCCTCACATTCCTCACACGTCGTTACTGATAGAGCTGCTTCAATTTGATAACGCTTGACGCTTCGTTGACCAAAATCATCAATTAATTGTCTTGATAGATCACCACTTGATTCAGTTCTAAGAATGCGTTCTGCACGCCCTTCCGACGAATCAAGTTTAGTTGCAATCTCTTTGCTGAAGTCCTGCGGCTTATAGTGATTCTTCAATACATCGTCTACTTGATCGTCTAACTGACGCATTAACGCATACTTCTCTTTATAGATTCGATCCTGCCAAGAAGCTCCCTGCCAACCCTGATGATTATCACCCACAATTTTTTGCACCGCTATGTCTGACTTATGCCTTGAATACACAGCACGATCCGGTTGCGGATTTACTAGTGGTGCCCGGTCAATATGATTTAGATTACTTTGGATAACTTGTTTTTGATCTATAGCCAACTGGGTAACGATTAGGTTAACTCGTTGCTTAGCCACATCACCATAAGTCTTAACTCGTTCATCTCTAAATGTTTGATTAACAAACGGGCGTTCATCAATAGCGGCAGACACGGCTAATTTGGCAATATCGTCCATCAGCTCCTGTATTTGGGTTTTGGGGGCTGGAGATGACCAATTAACCTCATCAGCAATAAAGGTGCTTAGAACGTCCACAATTTCGTTATTAGCGTGTTTAAATAATTCATTCAATTTTTTTACACGTTTATCGTTCTCACCATAAACACGTTGTGCCAGTTGCAGAACAGCCTTTCGTTCCATTAACTAGCACCACCTTGCTGTGCTTGTCGTTGATTAACAATTGCCTGTACTAAAGTGCCCTGTTGTTCCTCGCCAACTGATCGAACTCCTGTTGGCTGTGACTCGTCAGGTTCAGCAGTATGGGATTCTACTTGACGTTCAGTTTCGTTAGATGGCTTATTAAATGTATCAGGGTAGTCGCCTGGCATGGTCATCGTTGGTTCAGATTCAGCTTGTGCATTCATTCGTGACTGTTCCTCATCCGGTTTAATACCAGTTACAGCTTGTGCCATCTCCCATAAAGTCTGCTGGCTGAACTCACCCGTTTGAGAAAGCTTCTGCACATTATCAACAATCTCAGTATCATTCTTGGGCAAGTTAGGCGTAAACACAGGCGTAACGTTTTCAATCAAATTAGAATCTTTGATTTTTCCGAGTGTATACCAGTAGTTTCCCAATAATCGCAAGCGACGCATTAGACCACGAGCATACAGTTCTTGTTGAGTAGCACGTTCCTGGTCACTGCCCCATAACTTATATGACATTGCTACACCTGAAGCATTACTGGCAAAGTTCTCATCTGCTACATTGGGTGAATTGGTAAACTTATGCATATTGTCATTGAGCGTCTTAACGTATGCATTCCAAGCATCGATAGGTAAATTCTTAGTCAGATACTGAACAGAAGGTTGAATAACGTTATCACTGTTCATCCCCTGTGCCCGTGCAGGCTTAAGCCACATATAACGATTGCTTCCATCAACGTCTGGATGAGTCTTGGGTTTCCCACTGGAATCAGTACCAAAGTCAAACTCACCCGTAATTACTAACGTGGCATTGCTGAAATCTTCTTCACTGTTAGCCATCTCGGAGATTGCCTTGTCATAAGCATCGAAGTTATCCATTTCACCTTCCCAGTCGCCTAAACGCTCATCGTTATTAACATATTCAGTAACAGGTACACCACCAAAGTAATGCTCCTCGTATTTGTCCGGATTGCTGTCATCGAAAGTCAATTGTGAATTAGGATAGCCGTTAGGTTCATATCGAATCGTATGATCATCCGTATAGACTTCAACATACCATACTGGAGTTTCATCATCCTCAACATAGTAATAATGCACAGCAAACAGCGAGTGCTGCTCTGGATCAGTGTCATAGACAACAAATGTCTCGCTTGGATCTAAAGCCATGACATATAAGTCTGTTGTGTCACGTTTGACATACTCTAATTCATAAGCCCGACCAGTTACGGACAGATTTTTCTTCATCACTTTCTCGTGATAAGCTTCATTAGTCCGCTGATTAAACTCATCAATAGCCGTATTAACTTCATCACGGTTAGTGTCCGTTTGACTTGAATTGTCATTGTATTGGAAACGAATTGGATTCCCAAAGGTATATCCAACCCGCATATTCGTAATATATTTTGGCATCTCATTAGCAATCCGGTTATCAGCACGATTAGTTGCTTTACCGGACTGCCAAAACTTAATATCATTCACACCAATGTAATAACGTTGCATGGTTAAAATACGTTTTAACTGATGTGTAAAATGCCGATTGATAAAGCGACTGACTACAATTCCCAGTGCATTAGGGTCATTCTTAATAGACTCAAATTTATCTGCATTCATTTTGAATACCCGGTTAGCATCTTGATCAAACCGTGGACCATTCAGCATTTTTACATCCGCATTCTTGGGATAAAACGCCCATGGTGTCATGGTTGTGGGTGCATTTGCATCGTTTACCATGATTCATCATCTCCTTAAATACCAAAGTTTCTAAGCGTATTAGCTTGGACAGAATGATTATTAGTTTGGTTTATCCGCATCATTCTCATCTGTGAAGCAACTGCATACCGCATAGCATCCATAACATCATCATTCTGCTTCACAGGCTCACCAGTCTTCTCGTCCCAAACATATTGATAAACTTCATCTAAGAAATAATGATAACCATCTTGACCGGTACTAAACTGACGATTATCAATTGCCTCTTTGGCAACAAAAAAGTGGCTAGCTTTCATCAAACTTGCCACATTCTCTACGCCGGTCAACCGACTTTTATACCCATTGATTGCATTGATCCCATGTTCGCTAAATGCTGCAACATGTTCTGGCCGGGCGCTATCACAGTAAAATGGAATCCGTTGCCCGTACCGTTCCTGAATATTTGATGCTATATTCAACCAATAGCCAATTTCACGGAACTGCTGCGTATGCTCCTCAAGTAAATACCAAGTATCATCTTCACTGACACCAAACACTACAATGGAACCCTTATGTTCATATCCCCAATCGACGCCAACAACGTAGCTCAGTCCGCTCGGGATCATATCATTTGAAACAACCATCTTACGCTCGTCAAAATCACGATACACGGCACCTTCACCACTAACCCACAGCCCTAATATTGACCGATCGTAAAACATGCCGCTAGGCGTTGTTTCCTTTTTCGTCTGGATATAATCATCATCTAGAAAAGTATTATCAGTTAGTACAAAATGATTGCTGATAATACTCTTAGAATGGCCGGGATTATCAATATAATTTCGTTTAAGCCAATGTGTTGGAATGTCAGGGTTAGTATCACAAATAATGCGCTTAGAGCCCTTAGAACAGCGGTCACGGATTTCATTAAACACTTCTTCATTGGCAAGACTGGCTTCGTTAATATATGCCCCCCATGCCGTCATACCACGAATAGCCCCAAGGCCGCTAATTGAACCGGTATACGCCTGAACGACCGTGACACCATATAAATTAAAGTTGCCATAACGGTCAAACTTAAAATCAATTCCGAAATCATTGGCTAATGGATTCAGCACATTATTCCAGATTGTTTTACTAGATACCCCAGCAAGAATATAAAGAGGATTATCATAGCCTTGTTGGCTTGCTAATTTAGCAGTCTGTTTCAATTCATAAAGGAACAGGTAGTTATCAACGATTGTCTTACCAGATCGAACAGCTCCATAATTAACCATTAATTTCCATTCAGAGTTAAAAAGCCCTTGACGTAGCACTGTCTGCTGTTTGTCGGTTAATATTTGATTTAGTATGTTTTGCTTTTTATTCATCCTTAAGTATCGCCTTCAACCCTTCCAAATACTCATCAGTCTTAACTTGTCGATTATCCTTACCACCTCGTAACAATTTAGCCTTAGACTCAGCAATATCCGCTTCGGACTCAGCTTTACGGATTTGAGCTTTGACAAGCTTATCATCGCCTGGATAGCGCTTGAGTATCTCCCGTGCAGCGCTTATCCGTGTTTTCAAGTCAGCTTCTTTGTGTTTCTCATACACACCGTCAGCAGTGCCAATATAAACCGTTTCTTTAGTTTCGCCTCTAGCGATACTAGTAAGCAACTCAACGGCTTCTGTGGCGTCCATAATACGCTTGGAAGCTATCTCGGCCATTCGCTCATCGATGTAAGATTTAATTGCAGGTTTTTGCAGGTTTTCAGTAGCTATAGAATGTGCAGACCGGCTTTTGTATCCAGCTTTAATTGCAGATTCTTCCTTTTTTCCGGACTCGATGTACTCGTCGGCAAACCTCTGCTGTTTGGGCGTTAACTTTCGTTTCATTACATACCACCACACCTCCGTTAATTGGAATTAGATTGATAATCCTATTATTTTTCGAGTAAACGAATCCGAATTGCCAGTACCTGTGCATAGGTTTCCATAGCTCTTGCTTGAATACCAATGAGTTGCCGTTGTTCATCAGGAATATCTAAGTTACTGGCAGCCGGCCAAGCTTTAGCAATCTTGTCCGTCAGTTCATCGTATTCAGTGTTTAACTTTTTCAACAATACTTTGTTCATAATAATTACCACCTTTTTATTTTTCTCCAAACTAAAAGCGCCATGCTTACTAGCACGACGCTTCTTATCCTTGCACCACTTATCCAACCGGGCATCAGCCTGCACCCATTCAGGCGGCTCATACCCGTATTTGCTATGAATCATTACTGCCATGACACCACTCCTAAATTTATGTACTAAAAAGCGCCCTAGATGGACGCTATTATTTTTATAAATCTAAATCTTTATACACCGAATCCCGATAAACATATCCACCAGTTTTATTATCATTCCGATATTTTTTATCACTAGCTGGCCAGTTATCCATTGCATACTTAATAATTTTTTCTTTGTATGGAATCGTAATATGTAACTCGTTTTTTAACACAGCTGGCATCAAATCATCGCCTTCCCGGTGGCCATTTAAGTTAACAGCAATAATCGGTAGTTCTAACTCGATTGCTACTTCTATTTCCCATCGAACAAACTTATATAGATTTTTAGTATGCTTTCCAACTAACAGGATGAATAGTTTAGAGTTAGAAAAGCGTTCTCTTAGCTTACGCTTGATTGTCTCCTCTTTACTGGAATCTAACGCATGATTCAAATCATGTGCATCATAGAAAAGGAAATCAAAATTAGAATTTTTATTCCACATTTGAAAGGTTCTGTATGCGCTCATGTCGTTATCCCCGTCAAACGCAACATATACTTTATTTCTGTAAGCCATTAAACATACTCCTTATCATGTAATAATTTATGTTCTTATTTGTATTCTTATCCAATAATATCACAAGCTCAGCTGGCTTACGAAACTTTATTCTTCTCAAATAGAATGTCCATAAAATAATTTCTAAAATTTGGTTTGAAGAATATATATTGTTATCTAGCCTGGTAATCCCGTTTCCTAACAGTGTAATTACAACCGTTCTTCCAGCATAAAACGAATTAATCTCATCCCAAAAATTCATTAGGAAACTAATATATTCTTGAATAGTTAAGTTAGCTCTATTTTCATCATCAAAATAAGTCATTGCTGTTAAGAACACATTATCTGAATATTTAAAAATGGTACCTAATTTGTACGAAGTATGCTTCTGCCCTTGTGTTCTGTACTGACTTTTTTTTTCGATATTCCGTCCAAGATGATTATCTTTTAAAATATCAGTATCGAGTTGTTCTACATCTTTAACTTCTTTTTGAATAAACTGCCCATTTAATGATCTTTTCGAAATAATATTATCGTCAACTTGCGTATCAAAGTATTCATTAAATGCAAACACTCGAATTGTTTCCTCAGTTTTATATTCTTTAGAAAATATATCTCCCCGCTTGATTTCAATTTCAGATTCACCGTACTCTAATGTTAAACTTTTCAAATGGTTAGCTTTATATAGCAGCCAGCAATAATAACACACACCTAGCGCAATTAGCACACATAACATTCTAAACCGAAAGGTAACAGAGAAATCAAAAAAACTAATAACTGAACTAACAACACCTATTGTTCCCATAGCAGTACCGATTACTCTGCTGTTAAACTCACGGTTCTTTAAATTAACTTTCATAAAAAACACCTTTTTAGGCAATTATATCATTCGTTTAACATCAAAAATAGACACCAAATTGCTGTTATTAATGCCAAGATACTACTATCTGGCCTATTTAGAAAGATCGCAAGAAAAAATAGTCCAACACTTATAACCATATTTAAAACATTCAATTTTTTCAAAGTCACTCTTTCTCCTTTAGTAAAAAACATTAACAAAGTTTTGAACTCACTAAATCCATGTATCAAAAAGCTCCCGCCAATAAGCGAGAGCCAGTTTGGAGATTGTCCGTTTTGGAGCTGCGGACGCGTTTAATGTGCTTGGTAGGGATTTGCACCCTACATGATGTGTGGACATACTGGTTGTCAGCCAACACCCGTTACTCGCACCTAACTGTGCGTCTACCTATTCCGCCACAAGCACGCGTTACACAGCTTTAGCTCTCATGAGTGGCCATACTGTATAACTATATCGCCGGTAGGCCTCGAACCTACATCCCATTGTGGCTTACCAATTAGCCCACAGTGATACTCACATTTAACGGCCGACGTTAAACACGAAGACTAGTACCAGCGGCAGAGAGGAGCGCATCACCCCTTATAAATCCGCCGGCTACACAGATAGCTGGATTTGAACCAACATAGACGGTTTTGGAGACCGCCATCTTGCCAATTAGATCATATCTGCTTAATAGACGGGCACAAATCAGCCCACCTAATTAATTTTCTTTACGCTATAATATTCGCAAGGAGGTGAATATTATAATGACTAATGAACAACGCGCTCACGATTTGGCTTGTGCAGTTGTTGCCGGCATGACATCTAAGAATCAAGATGTGGATGTTTTTGAAATATATGACCAAGTTTACCAAGCTTCACTCAAGCATTTCAACGGTAAATAAGATTAACTGATTCTTTTGCCACCAATAGTTACTAAACCCTGAGTCTCGGTATTAAAAGTTCGAGTCTCACAAACATCTATAATTAGATGAATATCATATTTCTGTTGAAGCGTTGCTATTTGCGGTAGTAACGCTTCTATTTCTCCTAATGATTCTAAACGAACTTTCATTTCAAGAGTTTGTTTCAATTGACTACCTCCTCATAACCAATTATCGATAATACTAATTTACCACCAATTTATTACTATGAAGTCCGGCTTGAGTTCGGAAAAAGTTCGGTTAAAGTCCGGTTTGAGTTCGGTTTTGGTAAATATTCAGATCTTCTAGGTAGTAGCTCTGTGCAAACTGCAGCATCGCCAATGGCTTCCAGCGGTCAAAATACTGCGTCTTGCTGTAGCCAATATCCATGTAGCACATCGTGTCGCTGTAACCTTGCAGATATAGCCGATCTAATATCTCCTGGCACTCATGATCACAGCGAGCCATGGCCTGAATAGTCTGTCGGACAATCTGTTCGGCGTACAGGCGGCGTGTAATCCGATCCTCGGCCGAGTTACCAGCTGGGGCCGACTTAGGCATGCCATCCATGCTGGGCGATTTTAGATCAGCGACCGAATGGCCGGACGCCCGAACTGCTTGCGGTAACTTCTTATCCAGGAACCGCCGCACCTGTTTAATTGTTTTCTCCTGGTCAATTGGTGGAAAAATTTCATCTGAAATAACTTGCTGTTCGCCCATCATGCGCCCCTCCGCTTTCGTATGCTATAATTAATTTATTCGGAATTAGTTGTAGCGCGGTCAGCAATGGCGGCGCTTTTTATATGTTATACTGGCAACGGTCATTCGAGTGGTCCTGTGACTGGTCGCCCTAGTAGGCGGCTTTTTGTTTACTCTCGCGATCACTCAACTCCATAATGTCAGCAATGAAGTCCTGGCCAATTTGTGCCTGTATCCTGTTGACAAATGGTTCATCGTTCGGAAAAAGTTCCGCAATCAATGACATTCCCAAACTAGCCAT